ATACCAAATAAATAAACAGCCTTTTCGACCTTATCCAAATTTCCTTCGAATCCGGTCATTCCAAAAACTGATAAAATTAATCCAAAGCATGAAAAAAGCGCAACCCATGTTTTCCAGTTGCGCAAACGTTTTAAAATATTTTCTTTTGTAAGTGGCAAGTCTTATACACCTCCTTTCAATAACAGTCCAATAAGTGCCGTTACAATTGCACCGATTATGATGCGGAGAATCCATGTGGTATTGGCACTGATTTTATCAAGTTGCTTATTTATATTAACGATGTCTTTTTCGTTCCCTAAAGTACGGGACTCTAAGTTTCGAATGTCATCCTTCATATCTTTCTGATCTAACTTAATCTGTTGGATCTCTTGTTTTAAATCTTGAATTTCTTGCATTGATTCAGCTCCTTTCAAAATAAAAAGAGAGACGAATTCCGCCTCTCTCAATCTGTAAAATTTAATCTAAACCGGTATTTTAAGCAAAATAAAAAAGACCAGCTTATTGCTGCTCTGTAGGAAAAATCTCACTTATTTAGTTAATAATTGTTGTACAAGTGCCTCTAATTCGTTGAGGCGTGTTTCTTGAGAGGAAACTTTTTCCTTTAATAAATTGATTTCCTCTTGTTGTACGTTCTGTCTCAGAAGTATTTGCTGAGTAGCGGCAATGTTTACAGTGATAAGGGAATAAGGTAGGACTGACTTCCCATTTCTACCTTGGAACTGAATAGGTGTATCCTCTGCGATGAATCCATATTGTAGGTACTTATCTATATCTTTATTGATTTCATCATAGCCAAGTGTTTCTACGTCATCCTTAAATAGATACTGGCTAGGTTTTAACTCCATAAGAGTGTTAACAGCATCAAATTGAATAGGTAAAATATCTGTTTTGATATCTCTAGTTGATGTCTGGCTCCAAGACGCTCCAGATACTTCCCGTTTAGCTCGGATGTTACCACCTACCGTTGTACCTCCATTTGCTACAATGTCCCCTGTTTCTGCTGTGATGTTACCACTGCCCCATAAATTACCTCCATTGACATCTGCATAGTCTGGGTAAGGTGTCATATCATCATATCTATCTAAGAAGTAGAATCCATACTTACCACGGGTGTCTCTATGAACCCTCATTGTCTTACCGTCAATAGATAAAGAAACAAACTTACCCTCATCTCTAAGTGTGACAGTATCGAAATATGGATCTGCTAACTTAGTAGGGAATGACCAATACCCAGTTTCTGACCTTAAACTCATACCATTTCCAGCACGTAGATTTAAACTATTTGAACCATCAGTACTAATAGAAATGTCTCTCTTAGCATATATTGACATCGAACCTAATGATTTTAAATCCATTCTGTCCCCATACTTAGAGAATTCAATAGACGAAGACATATCAGTTTTATTTACTCCATCATATATACCAATACGCGCAACTGCATCTGTATAGCTTGACGGGTCTGGAGTCGTATGTTCTAGTACTAAGGCACAGTTCTTTGCAGAAGTGGCGTCTGTATAGTTAGTACCAAGCACTAAAGCTTCTCTTACTCCTTGCGTAATAGGAACGAACCCTAAATATCCCCTAGCTTTACCAGTTCCGTATAAATTAAGGTTCTGCTTCTCAAGTCTCATATGGTTATTAGCAGAAGTAGGATCTTCTGTCATGATTACGACACCTTTTAAGCTACCTGTCTTGATATGCTTAGCTTCTACGTATCCGTCAAGATTTATCTTCGGAGCTTGAATCAAAGCAGTCTGAGCTGTGAGGTTCAACTTTGCAGCAATCTCATTGTCTTTAACACGGAGAGAAATCTCCTGAGCATTTACTTTCAACTCAGATTCATGTCTATCCACTACAGCTTTACTACCATATCGTCCATCACCTTCATCTTTAGTGTAAACATCAGTAGATTTAGCTCGTAAGTTTATTTCCTGATTAGTCTGAGTGAGTTTTGTATCATAACTAGAGTTAACTGTATTGAATTCTGACTTAGTCACACGGTCAGCGACCTCTTTAACCATAGCGTCATAGTTTATAATGTCTTTGGGGTTTTCCATATAGACAGGAAGTTTCTCACCTACGTTACACTGCGGCTCAGCTACCCATACAGTACCAGATCTCCTAATCCACACTTCTATACGTGCATGAGTGATTGGAGCATCTGGAGCGTCATGATCTATAATGAATCTAGTCCATTGTCCATCTACTAGCTTATCTTGGAACTCAACTTGCTTGTATCCTCCTACTGAAGTCGTCCCATTGAAGAACTCTACCTTAAATGCAGCACCTAGTGAGATAGCATATTTGTCCTCAGTGTATAACATAGCAGAGAATTGGAACTTTCCTTGTTTCTGATAAGCAGGTACATCTTGATAGATACCATGCCAGACATTAGTTGTTGTATGTGTAGATTCAATCTTAACTGACCTACTTTGTTTGTATCTCTTAGATTCATCTACGGTAATCTTTCTGTCAACAGCATCAGCGTCAGGGTTCCATCTTTCAAGTGAAGGAGTCTCTTCGGTAACGTCTCCGAAGTCATTTACTTTCTTTTTAACAAACTGAGTATTCAATAAGAGGTTATCCGCTCCTAGTTCACCAATGTACTCCTGCATTTGAGTTTCGGTAACTTTTGTACTTAGTTCACCTTTAATATTCGTAATCTCTGTAGTAATTCCTACAGTGTCAGGAACAAGTGGCTCCCAGTCAGTACCATTCCAGAGTTTCAATATCTTAGCAGAAGAATCACTGGAGTCAAGCCATAGAGTTTTCCCTGCTTCTAGTTTATCTGTAGGAGCAGTAGGACTCTCAATAATAGCCGTTTGCATCTGATTCATGTTGCTTTCTATCTCTGTAGCTAAATCCTTTGCAGTTTTAGCATCTTCATGAGCCTGGTCCGCTTTAGCTCCTGCCTCTGCAATTGCATCAGTCTGACCATTTACTTTTTCGTCTAGCTGCTTAAATACTTCTGCAGGTACTTTGTCTTGCAGAGAAGATAAAATACGTTGATAAGCCTTCATGAGAGAATCATTTACATCTTCTATCTCTCTATAGTTACCGAAATAGATTTTATCTTGACGGGGATCCTTGAAAGACTCGTCTGCAGCAATCGCACGAGCTTCTAAATATAAAGGAGGGTTAAGCGTCTTGTCTTTAATGTATACAGTATCACCTTCATTTATTGCCTCATGTGACATCCCTGCTACTCTAGCCAACGAAACAGCGTCAACTCCATAAACTAAGTTAGTATCTACTCGCTTCTTCAGAGCTGCCTTTGTTAGAGTCATTAAACGCTCTGGAGTCATATTTTGATTATCAGTCTCTGGAGTATAAAACCCAAAGCGATGCTTACCATTAATGTTCCAACGTTGAAATGCTTCATCGTCAACCACGTAGGGAATACCATTATTAATATCTGCTACAGTAATTACCTCATCTTGACCGTTTGCTCCCTGGACAGTAACGTAACCCACTAGAGCAGTAATTACACCGTCAGAGTTTTCTGTACGAGTAATCCCTTGCAAGTCCTTACCTATATTGATTTCCTTCCCAGTGTATCTACCACGCTTTTCTACTAAGTCTACGTATCTTTTATTGATACTAGCTCCCTGGACAGTAACCCTATATTGAAGCTCATAATGATTAAACTCTGCAGCGGTTAAATTAAGAAGTCTCAAAGGGGATACAAACTCTTTAATGTATTGCGTACGTGTCCCTGTTGCTTCTACTTTACCGACTTCCCAGTCAGTCCCTTTAAGGGCTATTCTCATATACTCTTCTGCTTTAAGAGAGTCGAACTTTTTAGGTTCAATATAACCGTCAGCATCTAGTAAGGTCCATTCACCACTAGCAAGGATTGTAACTGTCTTAGCAGCAGAATCCTTCTCTACAGAGGTAATCACATAAGGTGTTATTATACCTGGACGTGTTTCTTTCAAGATGATATTTTGCTGTTGAAGATAAGGGATATATTTTGAGCTCTCAAGTAATTTAACATCTAATATATCAATGGAGTTCTTTATTTCCCAGTGACGCTTGTCCTCAATATAATCATGAGGACGTATAGTAGCTATCACTTGTCTTGTAATGTAATCAACTATGTGAAGATCTCCTTTTCGTTTTCCCATTATCTGTATCTCTCCCTGTATGTTACTTTGGCAGTCCCTATATTCTTAGGACGTACGATTATTTCATTTTCTCCTCTATTGACAACTGGAAATTCACTAAATAACTCTTTAATGTTGATAGCATCTTTCCCGTTAACTGTCACAAGAGCTCTCTCAGTATCTACAACTACAGTGTCTCCCTGGTCCACAATATAGGGAGTTGCATCTACTGGTACACTAAACTTCTTATACACTTTTAAGTCTTCTATAAAAATAGCATCTAATGGACTGTAATCCCCATATTTGAAGATTCCTATTGCTACTTTAGTAACTATAGAAGTAGTGGCAGGATTGGACTTGTTAACATCATTCCAGGTTTCAATGATAGTTTCATAATCTTGATAAGTTCCTTTCTTATATAAAGCAGAATAAGCTGTCCAAGTATTTCCCTCTCGTGTTAACATCACATGTCCTCTAAAGTCTGTGAATGAGCCAGGTGTCCTTCCAGTATCATCTATAAGCGTTTTCTCTTCAGGTCCATCATTTATGACTGTATAAGCTTTTGTGATTGAAGAAGTGTCGTATTCGTCCTTCATTCCTAATTGAGCAACGATATTGTCATTAGCATCTAATAAGAAGAGCATAATAGTTCCCATTCTGTCATAGCTAAGAGAGTCAAAAGAAAGTCTCATATCAACTTTAAAGTCTGTAGCTCCTCCAGGAGGAAGAGACTGTTTAAGAATTGGACCATACCATGTATTTTCTTTAACAGGTCCATAAGTGCTAGTACGGAAACCGTGTCCGCTCCCTGCTATCTCCATAGATCCAGCTCCTTCAAAGAGTGAGCCAAGCGGCCCATTGTGAGGATTCCATTTACTTAAATTGTCCATCTTATCCCAAATGACTCTATCCTCTTTAGCTACTAGCTTTGTCATGGGTCCTGTGGGATATCCAAGTCTAAAGTATTCATTGCCATTCCAGACATCTATAAAGGGGCTCTTATTTAGAACGTTCACCTCTACTATAGGGCTAGACTCTACAGTCCCTTTATTGGCTATATTTACTTTCAAATCTGTACCTTTAATGGCAAAGTCTTCTGTCTTAGTTTCACCTAGCTTATAAGGCATAGGACATACAAAGCGGATAGTTCCTTTTCCTCTGAAGATAAGTTCGTCTAAGTCTGTCTCCCCGTCTAGCATAGCCATATATGTTCTGTCTGCCTCATCGTCAAAGATAAGCTCCTTTGGCTCATCTTGAATAAGCCAGCATGCTAAGTCTTCCTTCTTCTTCTGTAGATCCGCCTGGTCTTTTGCTTTAACGATGACAGGGACCTCGATAGTTCGTACTTTTGTGTTAGTCTGCAGGTGATACCCTCCAGGATGTCCAGGCACTGTCAATATGTCTCGTTCAATAGGAGCCCACGCAGAGCGGTTAAACCCCATCAAAATGAACAGGTAATCTTTTTTGATTCCGTTGAATTTAAAGCTAGTCACGTGAGTATCCTCCTTAGTTATTTTTATTTGAGCCCTCCCAGAGGGAAGGCTCGTAAGTTTATACTAGAAAGCTGGCATAACTTGAGGGTTAAACTGTGCAAGTCTGCTACTTCTACGCTTATTAGCACTGTCAACGTCCTCAGAGATAACTTCACCGACAACCTTTTTATCCATAATGATGTAAGTAGGTTGCTTCTCGTCAGAGCCATTTTGAGCTTCTGCCTTACGAGTTTCCTTCTCTGCCTTAACAGAGCCACTCATACGCTCATATGCAGTAGGAGCCATTTTTACAGAACCTTGTACAACCTCATCCATTGTAGGAAGCTTAAAGTCTTTGCTGGTCCCTACATTGATTCCATTAAAGCTATCGTTCCCTAAGATATTTCCTAGTTCGATATCATCAGATAACGCTTCGAATCCAGACAATACTGCATCAGACATCAGCTCTGCAGCTCGAACTGCATCACTAGCCTTATCTTCAATCCCTACGGCTACACCTTCAGTGATAAAACCACCTACAGTTTTCATAACACGGGAAGGGGAATGTATATCAAAGAATCCAGTGACTGCATCTTTAACTTTGCCAGCCATCTTTTTAGCTGCATTTATCGCATCGGAAGCCATTCCACTAATTCCGTCTGCTAAGCCTCGTACTATGTCTTTACCTGCACTTAGGAGCATGGAACCTGCATTAGAGAAACATTTCTTAATTCCTCCGATAACATTGTCTGTAATAGCGCTCCACAAGCTACTTAACACGGAATAGATACCTTTAATAAGAGACCAAAGTATCTGCACACCTGCAGCAAGGATCTGAGGTAGATTAGCAATAATAGTCTTAGCTATTTCATAGATAATCTTTAGAGCTGCTGCAGCTAATTGAGGCATAATTTGAATAATACCTTTGATAATTGCCATTAAGATTTTAATACCAGACTCAATTATTTTAGGTAGGTTTTGCATGATGATATTTACAAGTTGAGTAATTATCTTAACTGCTGCCTCTACGATCTTAGGAAGCATCTTAATAATCCCGTCTACAATAGCCATTAAGATTTTCACACCTGCATCAAGTATCTTCGGAAGGTTCTCAACAATCATTGCAACTATCTTAGTTACAAGCATGATAGCCGTATCAACTAATTTAGGAAGAATCTTCACTATCCCGTCAATAAGAGCCATTAAGATTTTGATACCTGTTTCTATAATCTGAGGAAGCAATGTAACTACTGCATTAATTAATGTATTCATTATATTTAGGGCAGCATCTACAATCTTAGGAAGGTTCTTCACAATAGCGTCAATCAATGTCATGAGAATTTTAAGCCCTACGTCTAACACTAGAGGAAGAAGCACGCCTACAGTATCTATAAGAGTGTTTATCATAGTGGTAGCTACTGTCACCAAAGTAGTAACAATTGTCGGTAAAACTTGTAGGATTCCCTCAATGACTTTTGTTAGTATCGCTACACCTTGCTCAATGAATTTAGGGAGATACGTAACTATTAAATTGACCATTGTGTCAATCACTGTAGTTATGGTAGTCAACAACATAGGAAACATTGAGTTTATTCCCTCTACAATTGTAGGGAGAAATCTAGCTGCTGTGATCAGTAACCCTGGAAGCCCTCCAACGAGTATGGCAACCAATGAAGGAAGGATATTCATAAAGATCTGTCCTAGTTGTGAAGTATCTCCGCCTAGGGCTAGCCTTATAGCTTCCACCATTGAAGTAACAGTGGTACGAATAGCCATTACAGCATTTCCCATTAAGAGTGCAGCATTTTGGAATCCTGTAGGAAGATGCGTAATCCAATCATTCATGACGTCTCCTACAGTGATTACACTCCAGAGATACTTCCCTAAATTGACAAATGCTTGTCCTAGGCTATTAAGAGCAACTAAGGCAGGAGCTATTGCGTTCGCTATCCCTTGGATTGGAGCTGGCATGTTAGATACAACATCTCTAAAGTGATCGCCTGTAGTGAGTACGCTCCATAGATAAGTACTTAATTGAGCTAACATTGAACCAAAGCTATTTAGAGCAACCATTGCAGGAGAGAGTGCTGTGGCGATCCCCTGTATAGGAGCAGGTAAGTTTGAAATTACATCCGCAAAGCTATCACCTGTTAAGAGAACATATCCGAGATACTTCCCTAGCTCTAAAGCATTGGCTCCGAACTGCTTCAATCCTGCAATCGTAGCAGTTAAGGCTTTCCCTCCAAGTTCAACTAAAGAAGCAGTCCATTGCTTAATAACTGCAATAACTCCTAAGACTCCATTTCTGAAAGTTTCACTTGTCTTCCATAAGTGAGTGAATCCTACTACTAATCCTGCTATTGCTGCAGCTAATACCCAAGCAGGAGCAGTCATCATTTGTAGTCCTGTAATGATTGGCATTAGTACTGGACGGACAGCAAACAAGATAGCTCTCAATCCTGCAAAGTATCCTATCCCCAGAGCTAACGGTGTAAGGATTACCATCAGAGCAGGGACAAGCATCATCATCCCTTGGATAAACTTAGCTAATACAGGATGAGCTTCATTAAATTGAATAACCATCTCGGCTAGTTTAGCAATAAAGTTATACATAGGAGTCATTACAGCAGCAAACGCTTGGACCATTGGCTCAAATGCTTTAGCTAACTTTTCCAACATGTTATTGAAAGCTTCAGCGTACTTTGTGTTTTCTTCCATAGCTCTTCCATGTAAAGCTCCATAGAACTTAGTTGCAGCAGCAGCAGCCAATCCAAATATGACAGGCAAAGCCATCATTTGAGTTCCTAAATCACGAATGAAGTCATTGTACTGCTTTACAGAGGCGTTAGCTCCTAAGAACTCTAGAGCTAGCTGCTGAGGGCTTCCAGATCGTGCGAGTCTGTCCAAGGAATCTACTGCAGTTAATGCAAGCCTACTTGTGTTATAAAGAGGATTATTCATCGTAGTAAGGTTATTCTGGAAACGGGAAGCAGTAGAGCTTGCGTTATTCAGAGTCCCTATAGTTTGATAAATACTCATGAGAGCCATTCTGTTAGAGTTGATAGCTTGATCGTTCGCAGCCTTTTGAGCTTTACCTAACTCATTGATTCTAGCTATCATTTCATCAACTGAGCCTGTATAAGATCCTGCAGACTGTACTAGCTGGAAGTATCCGTATTGAGTCTCTATTTGAGCCTCCCTAGCTCCAGACATACCTGCTTTCATTTGAGTCTGATAAGCTTTCATTTCGTTCATCATTCCCTGGTGAGCAGCAGAAACTTGAGTGTATCCTCTTGTTATGTCACTATTCATACGAGTAAACTCAGAGCCGAACGTACGTGTCATTTCACTAGTAGTACTGTTCATTCCGTTTCCTATACGGCTAATTTCGTTATTTATTTGAGTGACTTCATTTGAGGTAATATTGCTAAGTCTATCTATCTCGGATTGATATTCATTTCTGATCTGAGCGGCTATTTGTTGTATATTGGCTCCAATTCGTATAAGCTCCCCGTTAACCTCTGAGACCTCTCCCCTTACATCTCCGTCAAGAGGGTTAAAGCCACTATCAAAGTTTGAACGTGCCTGCTGCCCTATAGATACCATATTGATTCCTATAGAGCTGAGCAATTCGTTTACATTGTTTACATTCGAACTTACATTACTCCCTAGATTATTAATCTCAGAATTAAAAGCTTGTCGAATAGTTCGACCTACAGAGCTCATATTCGAACCCATTCTACCTAGCTCTCTATTGATTCTCTCAACGTCACTACGTATGTTTGAGTTATCTATTCGGGCGTCTATCTTTACACTTCCATCAGCCATGTATATTCACGCTCCTTAGTTGTCTAATTTAAAGAGTATCCAGGAGCACTGCTACGAAGTCTTAATCCTCTGTAGGTTTAATAGCCTTGTTCTCTTGAGCTAGTTGCTTTCGTGCTTCCTTGTAACGTCTCATGCGGTCCTCGTAAGCTTTCAACTCCCTAGCCTCCCTCATAACCTTCGCTTGAGGCAGCTCATAAAAGGCTTTTTTCTTCTTAATATCCTTCACCTGGTCCGCATTCTCTTTAGTCTTCTTAGGGACTTCGCAAGTACGGTACTTAATAGCAGTCTTCATAGGTGTCTCTTCTGATAAGTTATTGAATAGAGCTAAGAACTCATTCCAGAGTAGCTTTCCTTGTTGCTCGATTAGATTAATCTTGTAATCATACAAATAGGACGAGAAAATCCGTTCAGCGTCTATAGTAAAATCAACTATAGGAAACTCTTGGAATGTCTCGTCCTCTTCATCTCCGTCTGTGGAGTTATCCTTATTGGTCATCTCATTGACTCTCTCTGTATTTTCCAAGTCAATATTAAGCTTAGCTTTGAAGATATCAATGAGAAGTTTTTTCTGCTGATCTCCGTTAAGTTGAGCTAGTAAGCTACGTTCTACTACGAGCATATTGAGTGCTACTGGAAGCTTAGCATTATCAGAAACCTTTTTATCATCAAACAACTGAAACATAACTAGTATGTTGTCGTAGGAGAGATTGAGCTCAATGTTAACCCCGTGCCAATGGAATCTATCTACGTTTCTCTCTGTAAGAGTAAATCTAGGCTTCATATTAGCTCACCTTACTTCTTAGTGTTAGTCAGATACTCGTTTAAGGAGTCGCCTACTTTGCTGCGTAACTCTGTTTCTACTAATTTAGTCAAGTAATCAATAAGAGCTACTAAGTTCATTAGAGAGCGCCCTGCTTTTACATATAGGTCCTCAAAAGTATCTGCTCCTAGGAATAGCTCAATAGCTTCTTTCGTAACCTCACGTTGTTTGGAGTGCATTTCTCTTAGTTTCTCTGTAGATGCTTCACGGATATCAACTGCTTCAGCTTGTAGCTCTTTAGCTTTCTTCTCATAAGATAAAAATCCCTCTTGATACTTTAACATTGACTCATCATCAAAGTTCACCTTGTAAAGCTTCCCTGCTACGTCAATCTCTCTATAAGTTTTCTCGAAGTTAAATTGAAACTTGTTTTCTACTATTTTTGAAACACCTTCATATACTTCTTCTGGCTTAGCTAATTGATTTGTCATTATGGTTATCTCCTTGTTTTTTGTATTTGCCTCCGTCGAGACAATTTTTAATTTATTCGAATAAGTTAAAAACATATTTTTCACTATTTTTATCACTCTAAAAAAGCTATCACTGAGGAGGGAACCGAAGCTCCCTCTCAATGTAATTGATAGTATGAACGGAAGAGAAATGCGGAACTATTAAGCTGCGCCTTTTTCTGTAAATTCTGGAGCTCCGTCAAAGGAAATATTAAACTCAATCTCACCCTTGCTATTCGCATCTCCTCCGGGAACTTTGATCTCTGAGATAGTTGAAGGACCTTCCCATTTGTCACCGTTTGGCTCAGTCACTCTAAAGTCAGTCTTACGAGCGTCTCCAATTTGGTTAACTTTCTTAAGGATAAAGTCTTGAGCCTCATCGCCATAAGAACGATGACCTTCAAAGGAATAACTCATCATGAAACCAATAACAGAACGCTCAGAAGCGCCTCCACCATCATAGTAGTAGTCCTCTTCTACTTCCTCGTTATTATCGGGATCTACTGACTTGATACCTTTAGCAATAACAGCCCACTTAGGAGTAGCCGCTGTTCCCACATTGATCTCAAATTTATAAAGGTGGTTCAATAGATATGCCATATATTAATTACCTCCTATTTCTAATTCCGCAGAAAAAAGTGCGGTATATATAAACTCATTTGCTGCTGTCTTCTCAACGAAATTAGGCTCCACATACACATTGAGTCGTCTTAGTGTATAGGAGCCATCAATAGCGTTAAATACACGCCTATGAACGTTATTTAGTTCCCTTGTAATAAATTCAACTGTGTTGTTTACTTCCAGTTGGTTACTACTTTTTGCGAGAATTTGAATTTGCTTGTTGATGATTTCACCTTCGAAATATTGTTCTCCTGGTGCTGACGGAATCATTCTAATAGCAATACTTTTTCGCGGTGTATCATTTGCTCCTATATCCAATAAATCGGCTTTTATAGGAGCAAATAGGATACCCGGCTGCAAAGTAGTGGTTAAATGTTTCTTGACCGATTCAATTAGCCATATCATGTTTGTCCTCCTATAAGTTTCGCTTAATATCGTTTTCTACAATTCTTACCCAATCCGTTACATTCCTAGCTTTTGCCTCTTCGAACCAGAGACCCATCGCATTAGGGTTCACGTCATGAGAGAAAGAATATTGCGGATTCCAATATAAGCGTCGCGCGTATGGAACATTCCATTCAATATGACCTTCACCCGGTCTACTAAATCGAATAGACGACCTCTCTAACTCGCCTGTATCTTTTGGGATAAAGTAATTGCTATCTTTCAGCACCTGCTGATCTAGTGCAAACTGTGCTTTATCAACCGTTTCCATTACTTTCCCTTCAATTGCAGGTGTATCAATTCGGATATTCAATCGAATCATACAAGCAACACCTCCACATGATGAAGACTGCTTCGGTCATAAAAGTCATTGACTTTGCTAACGGTCATTTCTTTCCCATTAAATAAGACTTTTGACTTCTCTTTGAAAGTAACAGGTGTCGAATGTACTGCATCATGAAATAACAGTGTTTGCATTACAGTACTGTCTCCATTACCATTCATAACAACTGTTTTTTTAGGTTCAATTCGAACCCTTTCAATTGTTATTGCAGGTGCATAGTTATCATTTCCGCCCCAAGTGTCATCCTCACCCTTATAATCCGAATACTCTACTGTATGGATTAATAATGAACGTCTCATAGGTTTAGCCATGTACACACACACCTGCATATAACAACCCAGTTGGTCTAAGAAACTTCGTAACTGAAATTGCATACTGAGTATAGAAATTAGATGTATTATTATCTCCTGCACTCACACCATCCTCAGAATAAGAACCTACAGAGAACCCTCCACCACCTTCACTTACAGTTGCGGAAGTCTCTCCATTGATTGCTAAGAATTCAACTTGGGCAGCAGTTGCTTTCTGAACCTGCTTCTTAATAAAAGGAGCCAACTTATCAAAGTCAACTCCTTCTAACTTGTAATTAATGATATGGTCAATTTGATCACTAGCACGTGCAATAAGACGTCCCAATAGCCATCCATCTGCTACAGGAGTACCCTTATACTCGTTGTTATAGTAGTCAGCATCTATATATGCCATACAATCACCTACTTAGCTGCTTTTTTAGGTGCTTTTAATAATTCAAGCTCTGCTTCCAATTCTTCGATGCGATCAAGTGCGGCATTATGCTCTGATACAGTGACATTTCGTCCGCCTGTCGCACGTTTGATGATTTTTCCTTCTTCACTGATCTGATCAAAACCGTCATTCAGATAGCTTGTTAAGAAGTCTTTTTCAATGTGTAATACTTTGTTTAATCGTTGCACTTTTACTGTGTTACTCATTTAACACCATTCCTTTCGTAATAAAAAAAGAGAAGCTATAAAAGCCTCTCTTATGCTGCAGTATTGAATTTAACACCGTCTACTTTTGCAGCAAGTAAGAATACATCCCAATATTTGCGCTCGTAGTAAAGGTATTTGCCGCCAGTTGTTGCGCTTGGTTGATCTAAACTAACAAATTCATATTGTTGTGGCGAAACAACTGCTAAAGGATGAACAAGAATCATATTAATCTGTTTTGCTGCTGCATCTGGTACTGCTCCATTTGTAAAGTTGTAAGCAGTTTTCATACGAGATGAAGGAACAGCAACGATTGTAACATCATCAAGCGAATAAACACCGCGATTTACATCGTTTTCCCCTCTACCTTTGATATCAAGATTGCGCTGAATTCCTTCTGCTTCTTTTAATAACTTTTTAACAGCGGGTGTTACATAAAGAATTCGTCCTGTTTGTGGTACTTCTGCTTCATCCATTTCCAACATGAATGCATCGAATGTTTCTAAGATGTTAGTTTTATCTAACACTACAGTATTAGCAGTTTTTCCTGCTCCAGTGAATTCAGCATAAAGTTTTGAAGCCATGTATTTATCATGTTCTGGAATCGCTTCTTCATCGTTGAATACGCGTGTAATGTTTGCGATTGTAACAGCCATGTTTGTTTCGTCAACGTCTACTGGATCAACTAGCGTACGGAATTCGCGGTCATGTCCTAAAGTCTTAGGTTCAAATGAGTTATCAACACGGCGTGTGTAGTTGCCCATTGAATCACGGTTAACATCAGTATATCCACCGACTTTAATACGCGGAATCTGAATTGTTTTCGCTCCAGTCCATTTTACTGTTGCGTTATTAGGTGTAGAGTATAACGCTCCGAAAGCCAAACCTTGCGAAAACTTTTGAATAAGTGCCTCTTGGTAATTAGTAGCATAATTTAATTGAGCCATATATAAATCTCTCCTTATAATTTAAATTTTAGTATTTTGTTACTTTGAAGGCATCCGCCCACTTTTGAGAATCGGTCATTGTAGTTTGTTGATGTTGACCGTTTGAAAAAGTTGGTTTCGGCTTTCCTGGATCTGCTGGTGGTTCTTCCACTACACCTTTAAAATGAGGGAACTCTTCAACTACCATTTCAATAGCCTTCGTAATGTCTACATCATCACTAACCTTTGTTTTTGCTAGAGTAATAACAGCATTTAAGTTCTTTTCTTCTGTAATACCTGACTTAATTGCAGCGTTTTCTGCTTGCAAATTAAAAAGAGACTCATCTTTTTCTTTCAACTGAGTCTCGAAGGTTGTTAACTTTTCATTTGTCTTTTCTTGCTCTGTCTTCTGTGATTCTTGATGAGCATTCCAATCACTTACAGTTTGTTTCAACTGATCTATATTTTCTACACCTAACTTCTTCAAGAACGCTGCTTCCTGCTTTTGTTTAGCTTCATCCATCTGCTCTTGTGTAAAAGTGGTAGGTTGTTGTGCAGGTGGTTCTTGATTTACTGGCGGTGTAGTTTCTGGTGTTGTTACACTTGAATCACCTCCTTCCGGTGGAGTTGTTACAGGGTCTCCTCCCTCAGAGAAGAATTGCAAATTTAAAGGTAATCGATATTTAGTTGTGAACATTTATAAAAACTCCTTTCTCAGATACTTGAACAGCTGCGATTTGTTCTTTTTCTATAATGGCTTTATCTAGGTAGATGTAAGTAGAACCTGATTTAAATTGTGGTTCAAGTGATTTCATTACATCTTGCTCACTTTTATCTTCGATAGATAACTTGATGTGCGGATCAGTTTTTAAAGAAAATAATACATAAACCATCGTTATTCCTCCTTTTTAAAGGATTTTTCCGCAACTTCACATTGCAAACGATATCCTTCTAACTCCCAAACCTTATTCACGATACGTTCTTTGCAACATTCAACACCGATTTTCACATCATAATTAGCAGGATCTACACATGCACTCGATTCAGTTAGAATAAATCCGTTTGGTAATTTAGCAACTACTACTGTGCATTTGTCATGAAACTCTTCTACCGTCCAATGAGTTCTCTCTAAAATACTATTAATATCTTCTTGAGTAATCTTATTTTTCATTATTCAACAACCTCCCAATCTTCTGCTAATGCATCTGAAGTACTTGGAGCCCACATTGCATGAGTACCATCTGCACATCTTAATTGCAGGTAAGGGCGTACTTTGAATAAATCTCCTTCATTTAACCCCCATGCTTCAGCAGTTTGTTTATTACATGGAATCCCATTCGGATATCCCTTTTGATAAACAACAAACATGTTTTTCCCGTTCCAACCTTTTCGAGAAATCTTTTCACCATTTTTAGCAGCTTCAATTGCTTTACCAAAATTCATTATTTAACAACCTCCCAGTTTTCAGCGAATAGCTCAATCATTGTCTCTTTCCATGGTACCCTTCCAAAACGACTCTCTACATATAAGTAAGGTGCTGTCATCTTGCTATGTTCATCAGGAAATTGAGCGCGAACCACAACGTCTTCGTTCCACTGTGGTAGACGCATCCCTTTACCTTTCTTCACTTCTTCAAACGCTTGACCAAAATTCATATTAATTCCTCCTACACAATATTTTCTCGGTTATATTGACGCTTGCGTTTCGTAGCTTTGATAAAGTCTCTCATGTTAGCCTGGCGCTGCGAAACTTTATTCTTAGCTAGTTTCACACCTTCTTTATCGCCAATAGCTTCCATCATTTTGACTTCTCTTTTTGCTTTTCTTATCTGTCGTTCTAATGATCGTTGTTGTTGGCTTTCTTCATACGCTTTTTCATTTTCAGATTCGTTGTATGGCTCGTAAGTGCGTTTAGACATACCTTCAATGTAGACGTACTTAATATGACGGCAATTGCAACCTAATAAGCCGGAAGCTTCTCCGTATGTTGTTGTTGAAAATGCAGGATACTTTTTGCTCTTTCCGCTCATTGAATAAATCTTACCTTGATACGGAGCGCATCCGGGCCTAGCGCCTAAATGCGAGCTCACTTCAACTAAATCAGCGTCGTATTCCTTCATACGTTCGTCCTGCATCTCATTCGCTACGTTATTGCTTGTGGACCTGCAGACAAGATTCACATATCCTTCTGTACTCCAACGTCTCCCTGCCTTATCAACTAAAGCAGGAATACCTTTCTGCGACCATTTAGAAACAGTCTGTCTAAGAGCCTGCTGCGGCGTTATAACACCACCAAGTACTTTGCCTACCGTTTGATTTAAAACATCAAGATAGACTTGTTGAGCCTGTTTAAGCATCGTTGTATTAACGAGATTAAAAGTCTCTAATGCTTGCCGCTCGTATGCATTCAGAATGCCAATTAAAGCGGCACTTGTTTGTGCTACAGGAGCAGCAGCTAATAAACCGAATTGCACGGCTTTCTTATAAATACCTTCATGTTGTTCGATTGCAGTATACCCGGCTGTTTGTAACATCGTACGCACTTCTTCAGCCGTTTTACCGCTATGTCGAGCGATGGTATTGATTTGTTGTTGATTTAAAACACCTAATTTATTTAACTGAACCATTCTCCAGTGTTGATATTGCTCTGCATTTTCAGCAGTTAGCAGCAATTCAATGTCGTTTTTAAGGATTTTGGCCATGTTTAAAAGCAACTCTTCTTCAATCGCGTTGTAAATATCAACTATAAATATAGAGAGCTGTTGTAATTTCTCAGGAGGTAATGCCATGATTACTCAGCTCCTGGATCATTATTTTGCTGCGGTGGCTTACCTTCCAATCCAAAGAAATCAACATTTTCAGGAAGGGCCATTCTATTCTCTTCCGTTATTTCTTCTAACATTTGAGTCGCTTCTTCTTCAGAAACGCCATGAATTTTCATAATCGCTTTTTTCTTAGTTGTCAAATTGTTGGTAACAAGTAAGATCTGCTTATTGATTTCAGCAGCCTGATCTTCTGCTATAGAGTCATCAAAGGTTACTGTGACTTCATATTCATCAGTGCTTTCAAATTCGTCATATAAAGAAGCAACTTCGATAACGATATCCACTAAGTCGCGAATACCATCCTCAATAATCGTTTCATGCGACTGTTTTGTTTTAAATGTTTTGGAATTCTCACTAACTACTTCTGTAGCTGTTTTCACGCCTTGTCCATCAAAGCTAAATGCACCAGTAGAGAAGCCCGTCTGCATTGAATAGTAATTTAACAGCGCATTTATTGCCGCTTTATGTTCTTCAACGCGTAACTCAACGGAAATGTCTTTTATATCCTGATTTTCTTCAAACTTCATAGCTTCATATACTTCGTCTGATGCATCAAAGTAGCGTTGCTGTTGTCCAGAAATCGGATCCGTTACATATTTGATAGCAGAAGCAGGTACAATAATGCGTTTCTTACCTAAAACGAATTCCCTTTGGAAGCTATCAAATGCGATATCAAGAGATTTTAATACATCTAATGAGTTCGCGTATATTGAGATCCCCAAAGGTGAATACAGATCAAAGTTATTCGCTGTATTCGGTTTAAAGTATACGAATGTCGGTCTTGATAAGTTTTTGATATATACTGCATCTTCTAAGTTCTCATATAGAGTATCTAAAAAAACTTTTCTTCCTAGTTCGCCTTTATTTTTGCTTTCATACAGTTCATTTTTAATAACATGCTTTTTACCTTCTTCTGTAACTTCGATTAAATGCCATTCGAGCAGCGTGTAGTATTTATCAGCCTTTGTGGACTCGTTAATAAATACACCTTCAGTCACTTGATTGTTATTCCATGAAACAGGAACGAAACAGTCAGCAGTGACAAAAGATAGCTTGATACCATTATCCCAATACACTTTGATAACCATACCGCCGAGCGCCAGCATATATTCAAGATATCTTTGAAACTCTCTTATAAAGTTGTTTTCATCTAAAACATTCTTGATATCGTTGAATAGTGTTTCATCCGATATATTAATAGAACATTTTTCATTGAAAATTAAGGAGGCCATTTCTTGCGATACAACTTTAGGCATATTTAAGGAAGCCATACGGCGCTGTTTCTGCCCTTCAATTGTTTGATATTTCATATCGTGCCATTCACTAAAATGACCGCTATAAAGGGCTTTCCATATGTCTATCTGCTTATAAGATTCCTCATCAATTGAGATCTTTCTATTATCTGTAACTTTCTTGATACCTTTGATCAATCCCATTTTGTGCAAAACCTCCTTACACTTGTTGATTAACCATGTAAACACTACTAATCACCTACTTTACATAGTTCTTATAGAAGTAATTTATGCTGTAGCGGAATTCATCTAATGAATGGTTATAAGCATCTATAGGGATTCCGTTATCCTGGCGCACATACATACCGATCTCTTTTAAAAAGTGATAATGATCGTACTCGTCATTTTCAACTATATAAAATTGTTCGTTTGTTATTGCGTTCTGCGCCCTTTCAATACCTACTTCAATTCCTTTTGCAGATCCTTTTACATCATGCGCATTGTTATCTGCTCCAGTTGTATCAATCCCTAGAAGATGAAGTTCTTCCCTTAATGATTTACATGCAGGATCAACAAATACTTCGCTAAAACGCATTTCAAAACGTTTTACACACCATTCTATAAACATCTTTATTTCTTTTGCGTATGTTGACATTGCTTTGATCTGTCCTGTTTCTGCTCCGCTATGATAGTAATGTGCAACCCGCACAAGTCTAAATTTATCTTTAAAACGTGTGATTATATTGCAGCTGCAACTCGTTGCATCAGATTGACCACCGTCAACAGTAAAGAACATTTCAAATCGTTCGCCTAGTACATCATGTTCAACATTTTTATCCATGCTAAACAAACCATAGATAACACCCTGGGGCATAACTCTTTTTCCGTACCAATCTCGATCCAATAAATACGGATTCTTTGAAAGTGTATCGTATATTTCCTGTTTCCTTGCATCTGTTAATATCGGATTATCTTGTGGAGTCCAATGATTCCATCGTGTCTTCTGGACGTCGAATACTTCCGATATAACTGGATGATTCGGAGCAGGTGGATTTAAGTCTGCTAAATGGTAACGATCAACAGCCGCGAAAGTACGTCTGAAACATTCTTGAATCATGCCCATGTTAAGTAAGTTAATCTCGCAGAATACTACACTACCAAGCGACATACCTGTAATAGCTCCAACGCTGTTACTTTTTCCGCCGCCTTTATAAAATACTTTCTTAATACCATTCGGCGTATGAACTTCAAGATGAGACCCAAGTTCGTTATGTTTGATCTCAGCTAAATCACCGAAAATATTCATTAAACCAGTACCATCACCATCAATAAATAATCGCTGTGCTTGTTCTTGATTGTACGCAACGATTAAATGGTTCGAGTCTCTACTATTAATAAGGTAACGCGCATATCTGAAATGACCTGCCGTTGTTTTTCCTGATCGTGGCGTTATGTGCCCTCATTCACTTCTAATGTGTAGTTAAAAGGCGCTCTTATAATTTCCTTTTGCTTATCAGAAAAAATGATTTTGGACATACAACCACCCCCTTATTACTCCAATGCATCCATTAAAGATTCCAACAATGAAGTATCTTTCGTTTGTCCACGTAATTTCTTAGCACGTAATTCAGCGAACTCTGTATCAGCTTGTGTTTTCTCAATAGCCGATTTCATTTGTGATAGTTTCATTCTTCGCTCATCATCTACATTAGCTAACTTATCAAAGCGCTCTATCATAGAAGATAATGTAGTCATGGCTCTTGCGTATGCAGTTAGTAAATTAGCTTGCTTATCCCACGCGAATTGAACAGTGTAAGATTCACCGGATTCCGATTCACTAATAACCTCTCGTGATATATCATCTTTATCACGAACATGCATAATGCGCTGTGAATTGAGGATATTGAAGTATTGCAGCTGAATGGAGTTAAACAACATATCTAATTCTGTATGATTTTGTATTTCATCAAGTAATTCCATTGCGTGTTGATCATCGTTAGGAATTATCTTTCTGAACAAACCATGTGTTACAGCATTAGCGTTTTGTTTGGGAGCACCAAATCCAACAGCGTTCGAGTTTCCTTTCGGAGCTCCACCTTTATTACCAACGGCATTCTGATTTCCTTTCAATGCATCAGATAACTTTTGTGAAGTACTACGTTTCTTTTGCGCAGTACTACATTCATTTTCTATTGTAGTACTACAATCAGAACTGTTTAATTTTGCTACCCATTTATCTCTAGATTTCCATGAGGAAATTGTTTTCTCTTGTTCTTGGAGTATTTCAGCAATCTTACGATTTGTGATGTCTCCATTGTGCTCTTTAAACACTTCAAATGCTTTATCTCTGTTCGGGCTTCTTACTTTAGCCACGACCACCACCTCACGATATGCTCTTAAATAAATTTATTCTGTTTAATCGAATGTAAACTTTCATCAATTAGTTTACATTCAAAACATTGATTCTATTGAATTCATCGCATTTTAGCTGTTTTAACAAAAAACACTAACAAAAGTATACATTCAAATCATTGGTTTTGAAAGGATTGTGAAACCACCCTGCATTTTGTTAACTATCTCTATTTTTGTTCGTTGAGTTGTTTGTTTTGTTAGGATTACTTATCCAACAGATAATCTACCCATTCAACTTCTTTCTTCAATTGTTCATCGGACATTTTATCTAATCCTTTAAGGCTGTAATCTTCTCCAAACTCTTTTCCGCCTTCAATGATGAATTTAATCATTTCTTCTTTGCTCATCCCCTCACTCCTTAGCATTTGCTTTCTTCTCCATATACTCAGAGAATTTACTTCTTACGTTCTTTAATGATTCTCTATTATCATCTCTTATCCCCATCAACTGCTCCATTTCCTTATCAGCAGACTTCTCAAGCCATTCTTCATCTACCTTGTTCATCTCGCCAATCCGATAACCAAAGTAGATCACCAGTAAAGTAACAAGTGTACCAGCGACATATCCTGTAAGTCCTCCTAACCAAAACATCCCATCACTTCCTCCGTAAAATAAAATAAGACGCTAAACCGATCACGGTAGCGCCTACGAGAATTGCTATTGGTGTAATCATTTATAGTTCTCTAATTCCTAACGTTCTTTTGCAATTTCAACTGCATCAAGATTAACTAGATTGCTACAATCTATATAAACCGGAATCTTTACCTCTGGAACCTGTATCATTGCACCTACACTAGCGATAGCCTCACCTAATTCTTCAAAAGCTTTTGTACATCTTTCCGTAGCTTGTGTTAATCGTTCGATTTTCTCTTGTGCTTCACCAGTATCAACATTAACTTCAATATCTAATGTATTTCTTGGTTTCATCTGTTCTTCCATCATTCATCATCCTCCTATTCAAATGCCCATTTTATACAAAATAAAAGAGCACCCACAATTGTTAGGTGCTCTGATATATAAAGTGATACCACCACATACTGTAATATATGCTTGTCCTATTCAAATCGTGCATAAAAAAAGAGCATCCACATCATCAGTAGATGCCCAAATGTGTAGGAGTTTTCAATGAGTATTGAATAGGACCTGAGAGAGGTTGTCCTACACTACAATATATGCTTGTCCATCTCAAAATGTGCAATAAAAAAAGCACCATCGTCCAGGCGCTAATAATACACATTGAGGTAACCAGCATGTTAGAGAAGACCTTTCTGTATCATTATATGATGGTTCAATCCTAACTATACCTAATACAACCTTTAAAGATGCTTATTACGTAATTTCTATATAACAACGAAAAAAGCAACCGTTATGGATGCTTTTAAATCTTTTCTATAACATAAACCATTGTCTTTCTTGATGGTACATGATAGGAGTAACCTTTATTTCTATGAACGTATATTTCATATTTACCCATCACTTGAAATCTTTCTGTTTCAGATTCACCGAATTTTGATACAGAATCGCATAAAATAGTTAATTCTTTTCTATTATTGCATAACAAATTAGAAATTTGTTTTTCGGTATATATTCCTCCAATCGCTAATTCTTTCAACATTTCTACGTATTGCATAATTTCTCCACCTTTCCCAATCTATTTATTCAACAAAAACCATAATTATCCTTTTGTTCAAATAAATAAGAAGCTATCACCGAAGTGACAGCTTTCCAAAGGGATAGGAGAGGAACATTCACGAAAGGGGAATTTCGAAATGAATCAATTCAAGAATAAGATTACTCTCATTCTTTTCTCGATCACCGCAATCATCATATAAGCTACACGCTTTGTGTCAGTGACCGAGAAAAGAGCGAAAGCTCTTCTCGTTTATACTCCGTAGAGTCGGATATGGGGTATCCTTTAATTTGTATCAAGACGTTTCATTTCTTCCGACGCCTTGCGTGAACAAACATGTGGAGGTGACAGAGGGGGAACTGCCTCATGTTTGCTCAAACAAAGAGCGGAAGCTCCCTGCCTAGTGAAGATTCGCAGTAATCACTAGAAAGTGTAATGTGCTCAAATAACGATGCATTATTGTTCTTATTACATATTACTTGTTTTGAAATGTGCGATTCATTCAATCATATGAACCATCACCCATTCCATTTTCAAATGTAGAAATCATAGACACGGCATCTAGTATTATATTTATTATCAACCCAAGCGACGACTCTTGAGTTGAATGATAAATACAATAGAAACAGTATGACGAATGCGAGTTATCTCACACCCGCCACACTGGAATATGTCATTGTTATACATTCATTGGTCTTTTCGTCTTAACGCGGATTCTTACCGCCTAGCCCGCCCCTTTTTTGATGCGGTATACGTTCCTGTGACATTCTCGCGAAGAACGTTTCACTATAGGTGTACTAATCCTCTTTTCGATATGCGGTTGTCAAAGGGCTGTCCAAAGCTCTTTAATGAGCTTGTAAGATAATGATAATTCGAATCGTGCATTTGCTTATCCGCTCCTTTATCGTTAATTTATCCGCGTTTTATCCGTGTTTTTCACTCAAAACATTCTTCTATTGAACTAAATACTATATCACCCTGTTCATCTTGCAAAAATGATTTTATATCCTTTCTCAATGCTTCGTCGTCTACTAAATAATAGAGTTTAAGCATCTTATTTCTATAATCAAGAAACTTCCGTTCAAATAGCTCTGCCTTCTTCTCCTGTCTTTTTGCATAAGACTTTAACCTATCTGTATTCATTTCTCTTCCCTCCATTTATATAATTCTTAATGCCGTAGCGATTGCCATAATCGCATTTTTCTTCTGATAGTAATACCAATTGTTTTCTAACATCATTTGCGCTTTTATCGCCTTATCACTCATTAGACCATTATTTAGATACTTCCGTTCAATAATCTCTTTCTGCTCAGGATCTAAAGAATGTTCTAATGCTCTTTTGATTTGCAAGTACTTATAATCGTTTATCTTCCTTGTATCACGTAGTTCAGGGAATAACTGAATACTTTCCCTTTCACATTCACTTTGGTTCATCATACGGACAGATAGAGCTTTATAATCTCGTAATACCTTCACTACTGCCTTTTGTATTAACTTGTATTCCTCGTTGCTTATTTCCGGAAAGAATGATAATTGCTCCATCTGTAATCCCCCTATTTTGAATTTGTTATTTTTAATTCACATCAGGTATGTGAAATTTTAATACCTATCTTCTGAATAAGGGAACGACGGTTAGTAAGTAGCCCCCACCATCTACTCGCCATCGTTCCACTATCCATTAGGCCTTTAATATTTTTCTCTTCCTATTGCTCATCTTCTCTCTCGCTGCTTCGATATTATTCGTTACCCTTTTATGGTCCTGATCTATCTGAATCATCCCATCTAACATTCCTAGAATTAATCCTGTCTCATCGATGTATTGTAAGTAATCAACTGGTGCTCGTTCTGTTTGTTCCACTAAGTATCCATAAATATCAAAGTCTGCTCTTGGTATAGACTTCTTCCCATTCGGTTGATGAGACATCCTTACATAAGATTGAATAACCGATGCTGGAACCAAGAATACTGTCTTATCCTTACTAAACTCTATAAGGAAGAAACATACAGCTCCCATTTTCTCTGCCTTCTCCAAGTAATCTAATTGATGCCGCGCTATGTTCTTTAAATCAAATCGCGTAAAGCTCTCTGTTGACTTTGCTTCAAATGCGATAGCTCGTCCATTGTACACTCCATCATAATCCACTGTACTCTTAGATTCATAGAATCCGTTTACCACTCGCCCATTCTTACTTTTCAACACCTTAACAGGAGTCGGACGCTTGTTTATAAGCGCCACTCCCTCCCTTTGGTACATTTCATTAGATAGATTGATAAGCATCTCAAATGCCATTCCTCGGTTTCCTAAGCTCATTGTTATTCCTCACTTTCTATTAAAAGGATTATTTTGTTTAATTTTCCCTTAATTTACATTAATATCTATCCTAACATCTAAATATAGTTATATAATATATTCATCAAACATTAATTAGGAGTGGTTAAAATGCCAGATATAATATATCTCATTGTTTTTACCTTTTTAGCAATTTGTTCCATTTTTACTTTAATAAAAGAGTTTAAAAGGCCACGGAAAAATGGATTCTTGATTTCGATTGAATTCTTGTTTCTTGTAGGAATGATATTGTTAATAAAAAATAGTTTAATTTAATTTACATAATGGATATCTTATCCCCATTTCTTATAGTGAGCAGTTAGCTTTTGCTAGCTGCTCTTTTATTTTCTTTCTCCAACCTATCTACCAATTCAACGATACTGTCGTAGTAACTCTCTTCAACAAGAAGTACCTTCCCTACACCTTCGAGATGTTTTTTCTCTCAAAGTGATTTATCTTCTTTAATATCCTGCGCTTTCATATCCATTCCCCTTTTTCTAATAAAATAGCGTTTTTGTTCAAACTAATAAGCCCTAATCATTTGGACACATTTACCAGTATTATTCCCAAAAAATTCATGCTACGGTTAATTAGTCGAGTACGTCATTACTTGACAATTACCCTTAGGAGCCCCGTAGATAAACGGGGTTTCTTTTATTTAAATAACTATTTTGTTCAAATTTTAGATAGATGTTAATATTCTTCATAAAGGAGGTCTACTGATGAAAAAGATTTTTTCAGTTATTTTCATAGCAATTTTCCTTTTAATAATTTTTTATTTTGTTGGTATTTCACTTTTTTGGAACCAGCCATAAGTTAAAATAAATAATAAATTACCACTATGATTATTTAATAAATCTTCCGTCAATACTGTAGATAGGCAATAGCCAGAACTCATTTAATGAATCCCTAACCTTTCTCCGCTCCCCACGGAGAGACAGCCGAGCAGTTAGCTTTTGCTAGCTGCTCTTTAATATTCTGTTGATGCAATAATACAAGGGCTCGTAATGTTGTCATTCTTAATTACCCATTCAAATGTCTTACGAACTACTATTGAATCTCCAAGTGGTCTTCCGCATTGGAGATTGTTCTTTTCACTTTCTGGCAATTCATCTATGTCCACATATGTAGCTTCTTGCAAACTAACTTCCCCTGCAAAATCTTCGTTTATATCCTCGTCATCAAACCCACATTCTTTCTTGTAATACGCCTTTGCTTGTTCTTCAGTTTCAGCGCAAACCCAATCAAAATCATTCATTTTAAAAACCTTCATCATATCCATTCCCCTTTTCTACAAAATGAAATTTTTATTGAGTTCTTACTTATCCTTTAACCCACATAATATTTCCAATCCTGTTTATACTATAGCTGTAACTTTAGGTTACAAATCATTGCTGTAAGCGCAGCGCTTCTTTTTGTACAAGAGGCAGTTAGCTTTTGCTAGCTGCTCTTTTTACTTTTTTGAATAAAATTCTAAATCTTGGTCACTCTATAGGTAGGCTTGTGAATAGCCATAATTCATTTTTGTAGTACCTAAATTTTTTCTCCCTACTCCTTGGACTGAGTAGTTAGCTTTTGCTAGCTGCTCTTTTACTTATCCCATGTAATACCCTTGTTCTTTTACCTTTTCCCATTTATCAGTATCAAAGATTTGTTCTTCATTACGTTTCTGACCATAGCAATTAGTAACCAATTCTACTTTTACGAACTTTTTGTTGTACTTTTTTGTCCATTCCTCATTGTATGGTTCCTCACTGATCACTTCTTCGATGTATTGCTCTAATAAATTCATATCCATTCCCCTTTTCTAATAAAATAGCGTCTTTGTTTAGTTTTCAATGATTAGATTAATAGCTCCAGCTTGATCTAAATTTATTAATAATTTCTCTGCTACTTTCTTTGTGATCGTATTAGTAGCAAATGCAATTTCCTTGCCATCTACAGTAATTCTGGCTTTATTTTCGATGTATTCGATTTTCACATCTTTCATATCCATTCCCCATTTCTTAACAAAATTCAAATTTGGTCTTACTTTACTCCTGTTGATCCAAACCCACCTGCACCACGTTCGCTATCCGATAGCTCGTTTACTTCAACAAAATGAGCTGTTTCCACTGGCGCTATGACACCTTGAGCAATCCTGTCACCTTTTTTTATTCCATAATTAACACTTGCACATATTCCATGGTCATCATTGATGCCTAGCGTAATTGAGTTTCCTAGATAAGATGTATTGCTGACTATAACTCCTACCTCGCCCCTAAAACCACTATCCACCGTACCAAGAACGACTCTTAAAAACGTTTTTCGTGAAATTCCGCTCCGGGGTCTCACTTGGAGCTCATATCCTGGTGGAATTTCGAAAGCAAATCCTGTAGGTATAACCTTTGTTTCTCCTGGTTCAATAGTTACATCCTCTGCTGCTACTAGATCGAAACCAGAATCAAATTCCCGTGCATACTTTGGTAACTCCACATCTTTCACTCGCTTAATCTTTACTCTTAATTTCATTCCATCCTGCTCCTTATAAGTAACTTTTCAATTTCTCTTTCTGTTTCTTCAACACTTCCAATGAAAGCTTCGTCTTCCGTTTCTCGTTATCTAATCCCACTAAGTGATATTCCATTTTGCGAATTTCACTCTCTACTGATTCAATTTCACCTTCCACCTGTATTTTGGTTTCTTTCTTCATCCAAACACCCCTTTATAGTCCTAATTCGTTCATGATCTTTCCTTCTTCGAATCCTCTCACGATATTGCCGTTTTCAAATTTAAAAGCTGGTAAACTCATTATTCCTAAATCATCAGCTTCATTTTTATAATCAATATCTTTATCAATGTTCCTTTCCTCTAACTCAATCTCTACTGGTGCAAATCCTAGAAAGTGCTTTGCGCGTTTGCAATGAGGGCATTCATTTTTCGTAAACATAATAATCTTAGTTGCCATTTTGTTCAGTCTCCTTCGTTTCTGCTAATAATTGAGTAATTTCATAAACGTTATTTTCAATTGGTCTCATTATTCTCCATCCTCCTTGTAATCTGCTAAAATATTTTCCAACGCAATCGCCACTCCCTCTATTGCAATCCATTGCCCACGATGATATCCAGCAAGCCCTAAATCCTTGTTATCGTATGCTTCATCTGCTTTCTTTCTGTTCTCCACTGCTGATTGTTGTAAATGATCGATATATTCCTTAATCGCTTCCCTCATTCTCCCCATCTCCTTTTATCAATTCGAATAGCTCCTGCTCACTCATTTCATAAAGCTGACGTCCTGTATCTTCTTCCTTGTAAATCCCTTTATGTAATAAGACGTCAATGAATATTTGTTTCCTGTCCATTTACCTATCTCATGCCTTTCACATATTCTTCCTTTAGCTTATCTGTCTGTATTTTCACCCTTAGCTTATTAACCGTCTTCGTGTCCTCACCAACATGCCGCGCATAGGCTTCGCCAAATTTCGTCACTCGATTGACTACAATGTATTTACCTGTCTGTTTATGCGTCCAGAACCCGTTTAGCGTTCGTTCCTTCGTTGTCATGGCTTGTCCTCCTAGCTGATTTGTTTCTTCTTAGTGCTACCTCGCTTATCTTTTGGTTTGGTAGCAGCTATATAAGGATTCATTCCTCTCTCAACCCTTTTATAGAAGCAGATATCACTAATCCCATGTTCTGCAGCTACCTCAAGAAACACAGTGTGACCTTTTGGTTTCATTGCAGCATCACGACGAGACATCCCTTTTCTTAATCTGCTGTAATAAGTCGATTTACTAATCCCATTACTTTCAGCGATTGCTAACATCCGTTCGTGGCTATACTTACCACCAATGTTTCTCTTTTTAACTGGTTCCGTTATAGCACGTTCAACACTCCAACCATACACATGAACTCGTTGATACACATTCGCTTTACTAATGCCATTTTCAGTCGCTTTATCATAATCCTCGAAAGTAATTACCTCTTTGTATTTCATGACGCTTCCCTTTTCTTCGTTCTATTACCCTTACTTGCTTTTAATGTCGCTGCCGTTTTCATGTCCCATTTCAGAACTAAAACTCTTGACTGTAATGTGTTTTTAGCAATGCCATTCTTTTCAGCTAATACATATATTTCATCTGGAATCTTTGATCTTAATCTTCTCGATTTTTCCCATGCGTCTTTCCTTGTCATAATAGGAGCAGTAGCCGCTTCTTCTAAACTCCACTTATACACATTCACGCGATTATAAAACGTCTTATATCCAATACCATTGCTTTCTGCTAAATCAACATACTTTTTATTCTTCCTCTTGAAACCGTTTGTAACAGGTTCGGTTATTGATTTTGTTACATCCCAACCCATAGCTAACCTTTGATCCACATTATGTCTGCTAATTCCGTTCTTCTCAGCGATTTCATATTCTTCCCAGGTTGCGACTTTCTTATAATTCATAGTCATCCCCATTTCTTAGCTCACTCCTTTTTGCCTGCGATTTGAACGGTGTCTTGTAGGAGTATTCGCAGCTTCCTCTAACGACCAATTTAAAATTTTTACCCGCGATACGAATGTTTTATATGGGATCCCATTCATTTCTGCAATTTCTGCAAATCCTTTATATCCCGGTCTATCTCGCTTTGACATTAAAGGCTTCGTGATAGCTTGTTCAATCGTCCATCCTAAATACCGAACTCTTATATCTACGTTCCTTCTAGGTATTCCATTTTTCTTCGCAAATTCATAATCGTTCCACGTTGGTACTGGAGGATAATAATTCATACCCATTCCCCTTTCTTAATCCAATGCCATAATTTCGGCTAACGATCTATCTGAAATGTAAGTATCTATAATCTGAATCCGTCCATATTTATCTTTAGCCATTCCCACGGCTTCGCTCTCTGACTTCGCTTCGAACCATCGCAGCTTCCATTTTACGTCTACATCGTAAAACTCAACTGAGTACGTTATGACGCTTGTATCACGCTGTAAGAACCGATCCGCAGTACTCTTTGCTGAGTAATCAAAACTTCCCACTACATCCTCAAGTGTTAGCTGCTTCATGCCCCTATTCCGACTTTCTCTTGCATCTGCATTTGATAAGCCGTTTCTAACCGTTCCATTACTTCCTGGCGCTTTCTATCCGCTTCCCTTTGTCTTTGCTCCCCTGCCGCGCAAATGCATGGCGCAAATTGATACATTCCCATTCCCATATCGTTCCTAATAACTCCCGTTCCGTTACATGCACACATCTTAATTCCCCCTTAGAATCCTAAATGTTCAATACGTTTATCTGATGTTTCCTTAAATACAATCGCTTCAGCTTTATTTAAAATCCGACTTCCAAGCTTCTTATCATATTTTTTAAATATGTCACCGCTTGATAGATTAGTTGTTGTAATAGTTACTTTTCCTTGTCTTCCGTTCGTTACTGCATACAGTACACGTTGTATAAAGTTGCTCGCTTCGTCCGTTCTGTTCATTGATCCGCTCTCTGCTCCTAAATCATCAAGTACCAGGAAATCAACACTTGTTAACAGCTCCACGCAATACTCTTCTGTATACTTAGAATCTTTGTTATTAAAGGAATCCTTGATAAGTCGCATAAGTTGTTCAATCTCTACATACAAACAACTTTTCATTTTCGAATAAGTTAGTTCGTCATTATCCTTCTCACCATCTGATATTTCATAGAAATGATCCCTTAATTCTCTTAGAATTGAATAAGCCAAATGGCTTTTACCTGCACCTTGAACACCTACAATAAATACGTTTTTAACCTCTCCCGCTTTTAGTCTATCTACAATGCCCTCTACGAGCTTTTTGTTTGTTCTAGTCTCATTACATTCCGTTCTATAGTTAGATAGCGTAGCTTCGAGTATTTCCTTGTTACTAATGATGCTGTGCTTTATAAGCATGTTGAATTTCTTGGATCTTTTGATTTTTTTGTAATGATTGTTCGCCTGTTCTTTTAACACTTTGTCGTTTTCCTCAACAACGCATCGGGGGCAAACAACTTGTCCTTTAAATTCGATCATCTGAACAGGTTTAACAAATTTTTGACCACCTATTTCATAAGAGTGGTTCATACATTTATCAGAATGGAAGTTCACCTTTAAATCCAGGGATTTGGCTACCCTTTGCATTGCTGTTACTGCCATGACTATTCACTCCTTTTTCATTTAAATAACCTTCAAATTTTGTTCCAAATAACGTTTCCGGTCGTAAGTACTGGTTCATATTCGAATCCTTTAACCATTGTGCTGTTTTGATATCAATCACTTGTTTAAAATCATCTATTGTAAAGCCGTCTTTAAATCTAGCTTTGATTAAAGTTCTCGTTTTAGCTGTTTTGTGTTTATAGGATTTAATAGCTTTTTCATTAAGATAAGAAACAATATCCTCATAAGGGATGTTGTCTTTTGACCGCTCTTTTTGGTCAGAAGACGTATTATCTTTTAGTGTAGTAATCTTTGTTGTATTCTTTGTAGTAATCTTTGTATTTGTCTTACGTTCTAACGTAGGAGGGTGGTACGTTAGAATGTAGGACCCTCTTCCGTTCTAACGTAATAGGGTCTTGGTATAAAATTGAAATTTTCATTATTTCTTCAGGGATCGGTTCGACATACATTACGTTATTACACCTAACTCCGTTAACTACAATTGTCCGAAATTCAATTGTTATTAAACCTCTATCCTTCAAGTAATCACACGCATCTTTTACTTGTCTTTTAGTGAATCCAAATGTGTCTGCTAGCTGTATATAACTTTTTTGTAATTTATCAGCTTTAAATTTTTGTTTATATCGAATCTCATTCGTTTCCTCATCTCTTATTTCAGTCGGTTTATACCAATAAAAGATTTCACTCAGAACTGAAATGGCAACCATGTATGGCTTTCCGTTATCTAAAGTAAGGTGTTTAAACCAACCTTGGTCCATCGTGTTTCCTCGTAAGTTTAATCTTGCAACTTCCATCACATTGTTGTTCATTTAGTTCACCTTCTTCATCCAACATTCGTAGCTGACATGATCCTCCGTGCCTGTGAATCGAATCTTGTCCTTCCCTTTAAACTTTCCATCGTTATAGAATGTTTTCTCCGCTCTATATACTTTCTTAATTGGAGTCACATAGTCGTAACCTCGTTTTTCTAAATCACGAACTGCTGTTAACATTTCTTTCATTGAGCCACGTCTTACTGGCACTTGGAACATCACAATGCCTCCCTTTCACATATCGCAATACCATCTTTAACACTCGAAATTTTGTAACCCGGATAGCGATCGGGAGTGATGTACTCAATCGCCTTCATTTTTGCTTCTTTTTCGTTTTTTGCGCCCTTCCATACCCATGAAGGAAGGACGACTTTTGATTGATTTCTATCTAACATGGTTTCATCTCCTTATTAAGCTGATTGTTGTGCCGCTTGGAACATCATATTTATAGCCGCTTTTATTCGATCTTCAGTTTTATCTTGTTTACCTAGCCATTCAAGGTAACTCTTGTTTTCTTTGAAGATTTCGCGTAATTTCTTTCCTTCATGTTTACCGAATGTAAGAACAATTTCTGCTCCTTCTGTAGCATTTGTTGGTAATGGTAAATCTTCTTTTTGTTTGTTATTCGGTTTATTTTGATTGCTATAATTATTATTTGGTTGTTTAGGTGTAATTTCTTTAGCATCAGCATCATCTTCATCAGTTGGAACACCAAAGAATTTAAGTAAAAAGTACCTTTCTGAATACGTTAGTGCTGAACCGTACGCTTTTGAAATGTCATCTTGTTGTCCAAAGAACTTCCAAGGAATCGTTTCTCTTTCATCAGGCTTCTCTGCATTAATCCATTCATAAAAACCATCACCCTCAATCACAAAATCCGTTACATCCTTGCCTTTTTTACTTTTGTAACTGTATTGCCATGTTTTATGATCTCCCATCTTCGGCATTAGAATCACCTGATGTTCGTCCATATTTTTTTTGATTTTATGAAGAATCTGAGATCCTGTTACATAGTTATAACCAAAGCTCTCACCGTTTTTTACAAACACATCTATGTCTTTTCGAATTGCAACTAACTTTTGCCAGAGATTCATTCCTCGTCATCTCCTCTAATGAACTTTTTCAATACAGCAATCGCATCTTCTATTTCGAATACTTTACTTTCTGTTTCTTGAATGTTCTCAATTACGATTGGTTTCTTTTCTTCCAATCTTCCTAACTCTCGTTTGTATTCACTTAATCTCCTTTGTTCCACAGACAATGATTTTTCTAATTCTTCAATCCCTGCATTCAAAACAGAATCACCTCTTCTTGCTGACTTGCTTCATACACTCCCATAAGCGCCTGTAATCCGTATTCATAAGCAACAACCATTGATAAAGCTCCTGGCTCATTACTTTGCTTGTAGCGTTCTATTAAACTCATAAGAATTTGAATTTCCATTTCGATTTTGTTTTGTAGGCCCATTTTACTCACCTGCGACTTTCTTTGTAGAATGAGACTCTACATATTGTTTGATGCATTCTGTTTCAGAGTGTAGGTAATCACCATCGAAATCTAAGCAACTTTCACCGTAATAGATTTCACCAAAACATCCAGCACATTCTTCAATGAAGTCTCTTGCTGATGAATCGTGATGATTACCGATTAACATTGGATTTTCAATCATTTTTACGTCCCTCCATTAAGTTGATAGCTTGTCCTTGTGGTTTATCAAAAACAACTTTTAATGGTGAGAATAATCGTGATGTGAATTGAAGCATTTCATTTTGTTCATTCGTTAACGCCACTGGATACAACACTCCATCTTTGCAATACATCAGAATTACGCCATCTTTCATATTTAACTTCCTCCTTGTTTTTAGGAGAAAACATTTGGTATAATGTAAGTAGAGATTTTACATTTGTTTTCTCCAAACCGTCCTAGGGGTAGGGCGGTTTTTTATTTTGTTTTCAGATAGTAACTAATCTACAAATCTGTTAGAATTTAGTTACCGATATGTGTTTCAACTGGCCTGTGCTTCTGTACGGGCTTTTTTGATGCTATTTTTTAGAAAAAACCTCATCAAACGCTGTACTTAAAATCTTTTGATTTTTCAGTTCAAACTCTATTTTTTGAATTTCCTCATGCATTTCACAAAGTTCATCCGATGTAATATTGAACTCTTTTTTTAAGTTAAAAAGATGGGTTTCTAAAGCTGTTATTTCTTCCTCTGTCATAACGTTTTTAATCATCTCCATTCCCCTTTCTGATGCTTTGCGCATCGAAATATCCAGGAACCTTTTTATTAGGTGGGGTATACCGTTAAATTCCTGAATATTTCGACAAGCAAAAGCCTGTCATTTTTGTAAGATTGTGGTATAATTAACTTATAAAGTCTAATTGCCGACTTTACCCTTATTAAATGAGCCTTGAGCCTTCACAACTCAAGGCTCGTCCCTTTATTTAGCTAGAGTTATATAATGGTACTTCTCGATGACTTTCACGCTGTTATGTACTCCTCTAGCCTTTAAATCTCGTATCATTGCGATGATTTTCTTCTTTTCATCTTCATCACGCTTTTCTTTATCGTTCATCTTCTAACCACCCTGACTTTTTACCCCAAACATCTATCCTATAAATCAAGTAACTTCCAATTGAAATTACAGATCCTAAGATTACTAGTGATGCTGGATTGTCTAGCATTTACATCACCTCTTCGTGTAACTTGTCTACTTCGGTAATCAGTAGTGCACGGATATCACTCTCTAATTCTTCGTTTTTATCCAACATATCGATTAGTTCTTCAACAGATGCTGAATACAAATCGTGGTTGTTTTTGTGCATTGCTTCTAACATATCGTCACGTTGAATCATTAAAGACGTAGCTACATTGTCTAGATGTTTCAATAAATCACTAAATACTTTCGCTTTGATTACTGTGTTCATATTTACATTTGGCATTTTTGTTCCTCCTTATATCACTTGGTTAAGTTCTACTTGATATTTGATTGCCATCTCTTTTATTACCGCTAAATAAATTTCAAGAAGTTTTTTATCTTCGCTGATTACATCTAATTTAGATACCTTATCGATTTTTGACTTAGCTGCGCCTTCCAAGGCCATTTTCTTTTTCTTGTTTGTTACACGTATACTTAAGTTTGCTTTCGCCCTGTATTCCAACATTTCGTAACTTTCATTTCTAATATCACGGTGCGCATTGTAACCACCAAGTTTAGAAGCAATTTTATTTATAAGATTTGTTGTTTCTTTTCTCCAATCCGTGGAGTTTAAAGAAACTATCTCGCTGATGTTATATACCTGCTGTTTTGTTTCTGTAATTTCTTTCTTGAGATCCTTTTGAATAATTTCTTGTTCTGCTAACGTAATGAATAACTTTTGAAACATTTGTAGTTCTGGACTCAATTGCGCTGTATCAATTTGCTTGTTTCTCATGTTGAAATACTTATCAACGAATTCGTCATATAACTCCCAAGCTAAGTCATCTTCAAGGATTTTTAATAATTTTGCGTATCCTCGTTCAGAAATGATGTAAACATTTTGTGCTCGATTACTGCCAACCCATCCATTTAATATCGCCAATTCTTTAAGTGGTTCTGAGCCACTTAGAAGATCAATAACATCAACACCATCTATAAAACGTTTTCTATTTGTATTAATACGGCGATTAATCTCTTTCAAAGGTTGATCATGAATTTCAGCAACTTCCTTAACCAACATTGCTTTCTTACCTTCACCAAATCCGCCTTCGATTCCAGTGAATTCATAACCTGCGATTCTTTGTTTTCCAATTACTTGTAATTGATTCATTTTCTTTCCTCCTGTCGTTCACGAAAGGTGAACACTTAGTTAAAAATAATAGTTAACTTTTCGTTAACCTTCTACTAACTCATCAACCGTAACTCCATACAATTTAGATAGTAAACCTAATCTGTATAAACTTGGTTGCCTCTTACCAGACTCAAGTTGTGAATAAGCAGATTTTGTTGAGTAACCTAGATAATCACCCACATAAACCTGACTATAACCACGATTCTTACGTAGCGCCTTGGCTTTTTCTATATTTAGTTTCATGTTTATCACCTTTGCTCGTTTCGTTAATTTGATTATAGCAAGTAGTTCACCTTTTGTGAACCCCTAAATTTAATTTTTTTCGAAAAACTTAAAAAGGTTGTCTTTGAGTGAACTTTTCTGTTACATTTTAAATATATATTGACTATATATTTAATGTATATTTAGATCTCAAATAGGAATGGTATATGTGATTGTTATAAAGGGGAGAAAACAAATGAATTATCAATTGATTAGTAAAAGGGTTAAAGAAATAAGGACTGAAATACTCAAAATGAGTCAAACTGAATTCGTTAATGCACTTGGATTAAAAAGCAAATCAGCTGTTTCGATGTGGGAAAATGAAGATATGGAAAAATGTCCATCTAGAAAAACTTCTTTAGAAATAGCTAAACTTGCAAATGTATCTGTATCTTATGTACTAGGTGAATCTGATCAGAAAGATCCAGAGTTAGCTGCCAAAGATGAATTAGAAGTTCTTATGTCACAAATAAGAACCAAAAATCCAGAAAAACAAAAAGAACTTTTAGAGATAATACGAAACCTTGTTAAAATATCAGGCGATTGATAGCTTTAGATGCTACCAATCGCTTCTTTTATTTTCAATAACATTTCATCTGATATTGAATCCCCTTTTTGTGCTGCATTCACAATACCACTTAATTCTGTTTCGATTTCATTTACTACACCAGTTTGTACATTTTCCATCCCCAACATCCTCCGATATCTTCATAGTAGTTTGTGAATCTTTCACAATCATTGAACATTCTCTTGTTTTTTCAAAAAGTTCAATAATCCCCAAAATGACGAATGACGTCTTCTGCAAGAGAAGACGTCATTCTATATATCTATTAAATTAGATGCCTGTACCAGGATCCATAAACATAATTACATTCTGTGATTCTTTAGCAACTTGTTTAGGTTGCTCTTTGTTGTCAGCAGGTGCGAATAAAAATCCGCCAACTAACACTACGCTTGCTATTAGCGATAGTACTATTTTCATTTAGCATCACCCAACTAAATTATAGCATTTTTTGGGTATTATTCCTAGATATATCTTGGGTAAATACGAATAAAAAATGTTCGAATTTCGCTCAAATAAATCAAGAGCTTTACATAAAATTTCTTGATCGTTTCCTTTTGCAATACCCAGATATGTTAACCCAAAAGCACTAAGATATCCCTGTTCATTCAAAACTTCATTTAGTATTTGTATTGCCTTTTCATTATTACCTTTTTGGATTTCTAAGTAAGCTGTTTCGACTTTCTCAATAGGATTAATATTGTGCAAATCTACTTTCCAGTGGATTTTTAAAAAATCAATTGTATTCAATATCATATTTCTTCTCTTGCTCATTTGCTCTTTTGGGCCTTTATCTATAATCCTTACAGCTTTTTGCAAGCAAGTTAATGACTTTGAGTAGTTTGTAAAAATATACGACTCACCTAAGACCCCATACGCAGTAGCTCTGAAAATAGGGAAATATTTTTCCGAACACTCATCATTAATAATTTCATAGCATACTTTCCTTAACTCTTCGATTTCCGAACATGTTAAGAGCCCATAAATAATAGCTTCTTGGATTTTGAATTTCAAAAAGTCCTTTATATATCCATCTTTTAAGTCTTCTGCCTTTTGATGAAGTTCTTTAGATAAGCGTATCATCGATTTATAATTCTTTTGATCGTACCTCACATGAAGCAACACTATCCCTCTCAGCACTTCCATTTCAAGAGTTTTTGTTTTAAAACTTCCCGTTTTTTCTTGATATTCCTCCAATAATTTATCGCCAGATAATTCGCCTTGATATCTTAAACAAATCAATTCACATATAGTGACCCATTCGTGATGTTTGCCTTGCTTTTCCGATTCGATAAGCTCGTTTAAGATATTCAGTTCCCCATGAGATAATAAATAATACATAGTTATACGTTTGTTTCCTGGTCTAGTGATACATTTAGAATATCGAGAACAAAACTCTCTTCTGATATGAATTTCATCAGAGTACACTTCTTTTAACATCTCACCATACTTATTGAATGCTAATTGATGTTTCCCTTTTAAGAACCTTGAGAGTGTAGCACTATCAAGGTCCATTTTTTTAACCATTTTACTACGGTTAATGTTCTTACTATCCATATCATCAGAAAGCTTAGCTAATACTTTTTGCACAACATTTGTCCTCCTTGTTGGACAAAAAAGACACGTCAACCCCATTTTTTGACATATAAAGGAAAACGTGTCACTATCACTCTAAGTTGTGTTATAATAGGTATGTACAAGATCCGCGACAATGTTTCCCTACCGTGATTAGGGAGGCAGTGTAAGAGTGCTTCCAACACTACTTACACCGTGGGTCTTTTCTTTGCGTCCGTTTTTTAGTTGTTATCATAATACCACAAATTTCCCAATATTCAGTCCTATGATTATCTGACAATTGTTGAGAAAATTAGTAAAACGCTTTATATCAACGTTTTACTCGATTAAAAAATATTACACAAAAGATCTCATATGAATATTTTACCACCAATTCGATAAAAATAGAACATTAGTTCTTATTTTTATTTTCCGTTTTAGTCACCAAACGACTTCCTGATTTAAATAAGTTAATAAAACGACTAATTATAGTAGTATGATAGTTCAATATTTATACTTTATTATTATGATACTCTTTGGACAAACTTTAAAACATTTAAGAAAATCGCGTGGTTTAACTCAAACACAATTAGCTGACAGGCTTAATTTGAGTCAAAGCCAAATAAAGAATTGGGAAACCGACAGGTTTCAACCGGATTTGGAAACTTTGATTAGTATCGCCTCCTTTTTCAATGTATCATTAGACGTTCTTGTTGGCTTTTCTAACGAATTCCAAGATGAACCTATACAACAAGTCCTTTCTGAAGCTCAAGCGACATATGGGGCGTTAGATGAAGATCAGAAAGAGCGTTTTTGCAATCAGGTGTTGTTGTTCGTCAAAATGATTAGGGATAACCAAGAAACGTTCTGATTTAAGTACATTGTAGAAGAAAAGTTTTCCAATTAATAGTGGTAAAATTTGACATAATTTGACCATTCTTACCATTGAGGGCTTAGGCTCTCTTTTTTAAATTCATTCGACAAAATATGACAAAATAGTTGTAACCAGATTTGTTATGCTTGGGTAAGAAATCTTATATTTTAAAGGGGATATTATATGGCTACTCCAAAATATACTAAAATTGACGAGCGATTTGGCATCATTGAATACCCGGTTACACTAGAAGAAATGATTGAAATATCTAAAGAACTTCCGAAAACGGAACGCACATATTATCAATATGCTTTCGATGCTTTAAAGAAAGTTATGAAAGCTAAAGAAGCGATTTACTACTTTGAAGTTGCTAATCCTAAACTAACAAAAATCGGTTTCATTGTTGTCGGGGAACATAATTTATACCTGGTGATGATGAAAGGTGGCTTATTCGGTGGTGCTGAAGCTGAAGTTGTAAAATACAAGGATATTAAAGACGTAGATTTTGATATCTTTCAAGGCCCGTTAGGAATTTCTCTTATGAATACAGGTATTATTTATCTTGAAATGAAGAAAATGTTTGGAACAAAGAAACGTACAATCAGTAACATTCCTGATTACAATGTTGACGGAGTATTAAAAGCGATTCGTAATAAGTTGAGATAGTACTTTTTTCTCGATAATCACCACAATCAAAACGTGTTGCTATAAAATCGGACTGGCATCCAATACATATTATTAAAATTAAAATGATTCAAGTTGGAGGAAGGCACCTTATGGTGTCTTTTTTTTATGAAAAAATCCCCACACATTGTGCAGGGACCAAGTGTAAAACAATACCTTAGATAAACACCATCAAAATAATACATTTATTATCCAATAGCAAAAGACCACCTATTTCCGTAGATGGTCCCTGCCTCTTCAGCTTTATTGTACACATTTAAATTATACTATTAATCGCATGCTACTTTGTTATGCAATTTCGCATTAATTCTATTATTACTATAGTAATAGTGAAATATATCTATACTAAACTTTGGGAATATTTTGCATAAATATTATCAATTTACTGTATATTCCGTCAATGTTAAGCTTTAAGTGTAATATATCTGTTTGAACCATGTCCCCTAACACAAGGTTTGAATAGTCATCTCAATACGCGAGAACAAACAGAGAAAAGGCACCTGTAGGTGTCTTTTTTTGTTTATGTCCTTCATATAAAACTTGTCCAAACTTTTCTCGTCCCTAATGCATATATTATCCTTATATTCACAAAAATTTGTGGTAACCTTTTAGTATTTCGAGGAAAATCACTAAATAAGTACATTCTTTTCTTTTTACGACAGACACATTGCAACAAAATTAATATAACTCTTTTGCTATTGTAATGTGGTGACTAATTGGATACTGAATGGAGTGAATTATTTAATGTTTAAAAAGCTTACTTTGCTTTTTATTTCTGTGTCATTATTCATGTCTCTAACAGCTTGTACACCAAGTTATCAAAAAGCCTCAGCAAAGAATGAAAATTCAACTTCCATGTATACCACCAAAGACTTACAAAATGAATTCCCCATTGGGATGCCGATTGATGAATATATTGCTAAGAAAAATAAGATGAATATTAAACATCCTACTAGCATTCCGCTTCTAAATGGAAATGTGGGAAGAGTATTACAAACAACTGATGGATTTGTAGTTATTTGTGGTAATGAAAAAGAGATTTTTAATGTATTAGTGTTTAGAACGATGGATGAAGTAAAAGAGTATGAGATGAGTTTAAGAAAATAATAACTCCAAACAAAATACTGGTTTGAGTTCGCTTTCTTAACAACCAATATAGATAAATATGGTAAAATGTTAAGTTGATGAAAATCCAATACATATTATTAAAAGTAGAGTGGCTCAAGTCGGAGAAAGGCACCTGTTGGTGTCTTTTCTTTTTTTATACCTAAATATCTATATTTTACATTACAATTCCTTTATCCTTATATAAAGAATAAATTAATGCAAGGAGGATACTTATCCATGAAAAAAAGAACTCTTATAATCTCCTATTTATTACTTATAATTAGTTTATTTATTATAGGAAAAGGGATAGTAAACCGGTATTTTATTACAGGTGATCCGAAATTAAGAGAAGAAACTATTATAGGTGTTATGTGGCACTTAGAGGAAAAAGGTTATACAAAATCAGATGTTCTGGAAATTAAACCATTTTTTGATAGCAAACAAACTCAATATGGAGCACATGTTATATTTAAAGATGAGCCAAACATATGGTATAAATACGTACGTTGGGATAATCCTCATACCGGCAAGATTGAATTTGGGCAAGATCATGACGAACAAGGAAAGCACAAAGAACTAAAATGATTAATATTTAATCCAGTCGGAGGAAGGCACTTTAGGGTGTCTTTTCTTTTTTCTTAAAGGACCTGCTCAATTAATCCGTAAAAACATAAAGTAAAATGAATCCGTTAAAACACATGAGTGATCCCTTGTTTTCCCCTCTTATCAAAAGGAGGAACTATTATGGGCTTTGGTGGTAGTTGTGGCGGCCACGGTTTTGCTGGAGGATTTGCTTTACTCGTTGTCCTCTTTATATTATTAATCATAGTCGGAGCTGCTTGCTTCTGCTAAAAAAACTATAAGAAAAGACACTTCATCTAGTGTCTTTTCTTTATAAAAAAATCCCCACACATTGTGCAGGGACTAGGAGCAAACTGTTCAGTTGGATGAACAACTTCATCATAATAGATCCATCCCCCACTAGCAAAACCGTAAAATTCTAATTTCCCCCTAATAAAGTTCAATTATGATATATAATTTCACATACTATATCTGATTGATAAAACCAATTTCGGAAATAGGGCATATTCTAAACGTCCATTCCCTTATCCTCTAGCTCAGTTAGTGGTAATTGTTTATTTTCACCTCTATCTTAGATAGTGTGTCTAAAAGTAGTACTACAATACCTTATGTTTTTTTATCTTATTCTTAATAATTAGTATTGACTGAAGGTTTTGAGGGTTTTTATCATGTGGGAACGGTTAAGGAAAACGGCTGGAAGACAGATTTATCCCCTACTCTGAATGATCACAAAAAGTAATCAATCAAAATAGGTAGGATAAGCGTCTTTGTTTTTGCCATGCGGTCGCTTGTAAGGTATCCGTATGTATAGACCCTATTCACTTAACAGTTTTCACCGTACACGACCTCTGTCTAAGACTTGTCCACTACACAAAGCCACCCCTGTGCGACAAGTTGATCGTGTTCCCTAGCACCTCAATGCTAATGGCTACCACCCGAACCTTTTAAGGTAGTTCTCACCTGCCCTCACCAAATGAATAGGAATCCAGTGAGGGGTGCTGTTTTTGTAGGCGTATACTCTGTACCCCCTGCACGACCAACAGCAAGCCACGCCGTAACACGTTCCCGCATATAGCAGCACGGAATCACGGCTTATCAGTTTTTATTAACGTGGTTTCAGGCAATTCCACGCGAACAAAAAACAAAAAGGCATCTCCAATTCCTGAATGACCTGTACATTCACAAGACTTCTAGGTTTAGAGATGCCCGTTATATATATCTTTTGGACTACAAAATAATCAAAACTAGTATTTACTAGTTGATATTTATCCAAACAATAGATAAAATGGGTATATCAAAGAAGCCTCGTGAAAAGGCATAGTTGTTTAAGGATAGTGGTGGTACACTACTTAAACGTTAACACTGTGGATTAATACAGTTCATTCTAGTAAGTGTTGGTTGCAATTACTAGAGCTAAGTCATTCCCGCTATTGGTTGGCGCCAATAGCATATGGGAGTGGCTTTTTGTTTTCTGTTCATATTCAATTGTTTTGCTCGATCTATTTATGTAGATTTGATTTATCAAATTATGTTTCGTTTTGTAGAATGATGCTTGTTGTGTATTACGTTACAACAAGCTTTTTTGTTTGTAAATGCCTATATCAGCCCGTAATATTTCACTTTATATAAAATTCGAATTTCATTTTTATACTTTTATAAATTTATACTTTTATAAAAAACTAGTTTTTCAAAAAGATAACGATTATTTTTTTATACTTTTATAATTTTATAAAAGTATAAAATTATAAATTTATACTTTACCGCAGGTTTGTTGTGTTATAAAATCAAATTATAAATTTATAAAAGTATAAAAAAACTTTTTTTACGAGGTGATGGAAAATGTGCAAGGTTATCACAACTGGGAACTTCAAAGGTGGAGTTGGAAAAACTACCAACGCTGTAATGTTGGCTTATACATTCGCAAAACAAGGAAAGAAAACTCTATTAGTAGATTTAGATCCGCAAGCAAATGCAACTGATTTACTATTTAACACAATGAAAAAAATATATTCAATCGAACCGGAATTCAAAAGAACATTAGCTATGGCTCTTATAGATGCAAACTTACAAAGTGCACTGATTAATGCACTACCTAATCTAGACTTGCTTCCTTCTTACGAGGATTTACAAACATATGAGAAATTCCTGTTCAGAAATTTTGAGGATGACTTCTCACAAGATACATATTTCGCAAAACAGTTAAGTACAATCAAAGAAAATTATGATTACATTTTTATTGATGTACCACCACAATTAAATAAATTTGCAGACAGTGCATTAGTTGCTAGTGACTATGTTATGGTCATTTTACAAACACAAGAAAGATCATTAAAAGGTGCTCAGAAATACATTGAACATGTATTTTCGTTAGCGGATGATTACAATTTACCATTAGAAATTATTGGGGCATTACCTGTACTAATGCAAAACGGTAATGAAATTGACAAGGATATCCTTCAAGAAGCCGAAGAAATTTTTGGTAAAGCCAATGTGTTCAGCAATATCATTAAACAGATGGCACGTTTAAAGAGATTCGACAGAACAGGAATCACTTACAATTTGAAAGATGTACATGATAAAAACGTTCATAATGTATACCAAAATATCGCAGATGAAGTTGAAAAAAGAATCGAAATTTTGGAAGGAATGACAACAGCAAATGGATAACAAATTGAATATAGATAAAGAACAACTTGGTATGAGAAGAAAGAAAACCGAAGGATCAGTAACGATTACACCAGAAAGTAAAGAAAAGCAGGAACGGAGTTTTCCTGAAGATGATAAGCTCTTTGAAAAACCCAAGAGAAAACTTACTACGAAAGAGTTACCGAAATCTTTCCGCGTCTCATTAGAAACACACACAGCAATATCCACACTCGCTACAATTGAAGATATGAAAATTTATGAAGTGATAAATATGTTAATTGAAGAAAAAGTTGCTTCATTACCTACGCCAAAACAAAAGTTAGTAAAAAACGCTGTAAAACAAGTACTTGAAGTGAAGAAAAGTCGAGAATAGGAATGAAGTTAAACTTTATTCCTATCTAAATAAACGCATTTATACTTTTATAAAAGTATAAATTTATAAAGTTATAAAATTATAAAAAAACAAAAAAGAAGATAAGCGTAATGCTTGTCTTTTTTATTTATTATCAAAAGTTTTTAGGGAGGATTGTAGATTCTTAGCGAGAATGTTGCAATAGGAACGAAAGGGGGAACGGATATAAATGGATCAGGAACAGTGGAACGGGAATCGTGACTCATTAGAAAAATCTTATTGGACAAAGGAAGTTGCTGAGACTCTCGGTATAAGTGATAGCTATTTACGTAAATGGTGTTTGGAACTTGAGAAGAACGGATACAAATTTATCAAAGTCAAGGACGGGAAGAACAGAGAGAATCGAGCTTTCACGGAACATGACTTGATTGCATTACGGAAGTTTCAATCACTTATCGGGAACGCAGGAACGACACGTTCTATGGCCGCTAAAGTCATTGCTGAAGAATACAGTTCAGAAGATAGGAACGGCGGAACGGGGACTGTTCCTGCACCTCTTATTAGAGATAATGATCGTGAGAAAGCTTTAGAGGAACTGAAAAAACTTGCCTTTAATGATTGGAAAGACGAATTAAAATTAGAGCTTAGAGAAGAGATTAAACGAGAGCTTAAAGAAGAAATACAACAGCATATGAAAGAGGCAATGCAATCAGCAGAGGAACGTCTTGGTGAACGTTTAAAGAGCCATGACGAGCTACTCATGCAAACGATTCGCGAACAACAAGAGACTAAAAAGATGTTAGCTGCTGCACAGGAGAAGAAGAAATGGTGGAAATTCTGGATTAAATAGAATTGCTACTGTTTCTATTTTTTTCTACTTATCATCACACATGTAGTGACTTCTTTGAAAAGAGATGATTATTATAAGCCCCGCATATGCAGGGCTTATTTTATATGGCTTTTGCAATCTCAACAAGCAGTCGCATAAACAGTGGTATCATTTGGACTACAATATAGCCAATCCCTGCCCTTGAAATTAAACTGAATCCACGCTCCTGACTACCTACCATAATGAACAAACCACCACATAGGGCCACAACGGATGCAATCGGATAAGAGACTGCCTTTATTAAAAAGATAACTGGTTCAAATGCATTTACAATACGGTTGTACAATTGACCATCTATATAATTCTTTATTTTCCCATCGCTTGATTGAACATCTTTAAATACTTCACTCGAGTCCACATCTGGGCCTGCTGCGAAACAATGGGTAATATCTATAAAGTTACTGAATATAATAGCACTACCGATTACTAATGATACACGCACTGCGACAGGTGCGTATTTTTTTGCTTTCTTTTTGAACAAGCTCCATTTTTTCTTTGCACCGTAGTTACCATCCATAAAATCTTTGATGCTCATTGTCTCAGTTGCCATATGGACCATCTCCTCAGTTTTAATGGAAATCCGTAACGGTAAATATGTTGCAATCTAAACCTTCGCAAAGTTTTTGGATTTGTTTTCTTCGATATTCTGTACATGTGTACCAGATAAATTTAGGTGGCTTATCAAACACATTACAATCAATTAACTTGCGGTATTTTTGCATCTTCACACGATTTGCACTCATCTTCTGCTCATGATCTATCTCAACGATGTGATATCGACCACCGACATTAAACAAAGCATCTGCAATTATAGAAACAACACCTTTCACATTCATTTTCACTTCCTGTTTCCATGTACCAGGACATTCGTAAGCAATGTAGATATCATTACGCATAATGTAATGTCGGAATTGATTAGAGCGTTTAAGAATCTTTTTACAACCAATGCGCTCACGACCTTCTTTATTGAGATAATAAACGTTTTCTGAGTCTCTGAAGCTAGATACATATTCTGAAAGCTCCTTCATAACACGAGATGCATTTCTGTCTCCGCCTAAATCATGAAGCACCTGAATTTGTTTTCTAGTTAAGAATCCCAATCTCTTCAAGCTCGAGAGAATATTGTCCGTTCTTGTTTCCTTCATGGCTAGTTTTTGCATCTTCATGCTCCTTTCTCGCTCTAATATTGATGTGAGGCTTTATGATGTTATCTATTTGCTTATTATCGATGTACACGGTTTGTAGGACTGTCTTTTCATTAGTTTGATATATAGCCCTTCCTTTAATATTTGGAAGATTCTCCGCACCGCCTTCATCCAGTACAGCGCGGCTTCCTACTTCCGTCTGTAGCCTAAAACACACACGGGCCCCAATGTTTTGGCGTAACTGTGATGGAAGAGCGCTATTCGTTGGATATTGAGTTGCATACAGTAATCTAAAGCCAGCAGCTCTCCCTCTTCTCCCAATGTCCACAATGATGTCCTGGCACTCAGGATAAACGGATAAATCCGCAGCTTCATCTACAATCACAAAGTACCTCGTGGGATCCCCAGCTTCTTTTATATCTTCGTATCCGTTTTCTAGTAAGTATTCGTTTCTATCATTCAGTTTAGTTTGCAATTCTCTTAGAGTCTGTAGGGCTTCATCTGGATTTTTCGCAATTGATTCGACTTGGTTTAGGAATCGATACCGGTTAAAAGATAGACCACCCTTCAAATCAATAAGGAATAGCTTTGTATTATCTGGTTGATTACGAACAAGAGATGTAATAATAAGTTTTAATACATTAGATTTCCCCATGTCCGTCATACCGGCCGATATCATGTGTGAAATCTGATCAAAGTCGTGTTTTACTAATCCATCTCGTGTATATCCGATTGGTACTTCCCACCCTTTACATTGTTTCATCATTTCTTCTTCGAACTTCACAAAGCTTGGTATTCCCTTCTCGTAAACTCGTATCTTCAACAACCCATCGTAGGACAGCTCTATTTCCTTTCTAATGCATTTTTTCTTGTTTATGATGGTTTGCATTTGCTTTAAGATATCTTTTCTCAAACGGAGAGATTTGAAGTCTGATAGCTTGAAATCGTAGACTTTGCTCTTGTGGTTCAATCCATCTTCTAAGTGCTGTATCTTTTGTTCAAAATCGGAGAAACTAAGACCCAAGGGAATCCGGTATGCATATTCCACCCCCCAGTCATTCCTTGTCTTGCGAAGCAGCTGTATTGTCCTGGTATCTCTGCCTTCTTTCACTTTCAAACCACAATTGGCGCAAATACGTTGTATCTTAGAAGCATCATTTGTTGCTCCTTTTTGATGCATTTTTGAAAATAGAATTACACCACCAACAGCAGCCGAACTTACTAACTCAAATATCAAATGTCTGCACCACCTCTCATCTTGTATTCTGAAAGAATAGTCCCTGAAGATTAGAAGAGATAAAAATGGCTATGAATCATTGAAAATAGTAATCTCGTAGTGTCTGAAGTATCATTCTGTGAAAGAATTCTATTTGGAATAGGTGAAACGAAGTTTTAAAAGACTATCAAATTGGAACGGTGAATCGTAATTTGTTTGGTATGGTAAAAGGTATTGTGTACTGTTTGGTCTTTATGTCAGTTTTTTTCTTGCGTTTAAAAAAATGACGAAAAGGGCAAACTATGGTTGAGGTGGTAAAATTGTTTGGATTAGGTAAAAAACGTAGTAAGTTTGGTCGTTGGTTAGACAAACAAGGAATCACACAAGGGGAATTGGAGAAAGCGGCTAAGTTAAGTAGAGGGACTATTTCGAAAGTATGTAATGATAAAGAATACATACCTAAATTCTCAACTATGTCCCAAATAACAAGGGGCTTGAAGAAATTAGGGAAAAATATAAATGAAAATGATTTTTGGATGTAAAAAAGAACAACNNGTTGTTCTTTTTTACATCCATATATTATAGTAACTACTACCAAGAAAATGTTGCAGCTTCCACATATCCTTTAACCCGGTAGGAAGAAGAAGAATCAATAACATCTAATCTATAAGTAGCTGGTTTCATTCCTGTGAAAATAGTACTATATAAACCCTCACTACCACCAAAATATTGATAGGCCGTACAAGCACTTGTAACTGGATTGCATAGTCGAACTCTCAAAGTTTGCCCATCCACACGAGTACCACCGATTGTATAAGGTCCACGGCCATCAGCACCAAGATGAACTTCCACATTTGGTTGTGAGTAAGTAGTGATAATTGAGTTTCCATCCCATTTTCCATCTTCCGTTTCGAAGTAAGTCCAACCAAAGCTATTCGCACTTGCTGTTCCACTAAATCCAAATAATGCCATCACCGTCAATACTAATGATCCCATAACAGATAATACTTTCTTCATGAGAATCCCTCCTCTAGGTGTTAACATACTTAATTATTCTATAAACGAATGAATGAAATTATAATTTTTTCCTATAATTCTAATAGACGGAATATTAAAATGAATAATCCATTAAGATTTTTCAATTTCCTTACGTTTTGGATGTAGCTTCTCTCAAACGAGCAGGACTTTTTTTATAATTTTTGTAAGGTTTATGTAAGGTAAACGAAAGTTTAGAGAAAGAGTGGTGTTATAAGATTGGCTTGTGTTAAAAAAATGGAGGTGTTTTAAAAGTGAAAAAAGTATTAAAAAGCGTAACGGTTACATCACTAGTTTTAAGCGGCGGCTTCCTTTTTGGTTTTAGCGAACAAACAAGTGCTGCTAGTCTTCAATCAAATAAGGCTGAGATTTCTATCGAAAATAGAGGTATAGCGTCATATGAATTTTCCTTCTATGACTTAAGCGACCTGAGGGGAACGAAATTTTTCACCCTAACTCCTGGTAGTACAAAAAATTTTTTAGGGGATGATGACATATCATCTATAAAAATGCCTCCATCCTCTTCTATCACTCTCTACAGTGATCTAGATTACGAAGGAAAGAAGATAACGATTAGGAATACAGATGATTCAGATTACTTAACTGTTAATTTAGACGAGTACTATATTGATGGAACTAATAAGACATGGAATAATAGAGTTGGATCATTAAAAACAAAACGCATATAAAAATAAAAGCTTTCTTCATTGTTAAATCTAAATTCAAAGATGCATTTTATCAAAAAAATACAAAACAAGCTGACTCTTAAACACAGAGTTGGCTTGTTTTTACTTCACATATACAAAGGCCTCGTTTGCAGTAATATAGTATGTCTGTACTTTGTATTGTGGCGAATCGTTCACTGTTACTTTCTCATTCTTTCTTTACTTTTCCA